TGCAGCATTAACTGTAAAATACCACCAATTATAACCACCAGGTGTACAGGCTCCAGATAAACTACCTGCGGTAAAATCAGCAGCAGTAGCTGGCAGAACTGGATTAATACTCCAGTATCTATAATTAACTCCTGCTTTGCCTACAATACTAATTGTGAATTTTTCATCAAATTCTGTACTTATATCAGAAATTGCAGTTATATCAACCGTACCAGTATTATTGGTTATTGTTATATTACCCCATTGAACGCCAAAATCTCCAGTACTATTTGCATTGTTTTGATTAACTATAGTGGACGTAGTTATATCATCTATTCGCCAGTAATATGTACCATCAGTTAAACCAGAGGTTTTAACAGTAAAAGTATTTTGTATACCTTCATATACCCTGCTTGGCCCCGTAAAATACGGAGCCACAGGCGGCACTAGTTGGCTAACGTCTAACACAGATATTTCACCTGAACTACATAATTCAGGTAAATTATTAGCACTATCTCTAATACTAATCGTAAACTTTTCTGTGCCTTCAGTTAAACTATCTGCTTTTGCTGTAATAGTAAAATAAGACCAATTAAATCCACCAGGTGTAGTAGTTCCTGTTATAGCATCAAAATCATTAATACCATTAGTGCTTACATCTACAATATTCCAAGTTCTAGTTACAGTAGTTTTAGTTACTAAACTAATAGTAAAATATTCTTGAGCTTCTGTAATACTGTCAACTGGTAATGCTGGAACAGTAAATGTACCAGTATTATTAATCATGGTAACTGGACCATAAAAATAATTAAAGTCTCCTGTTACAGGCGGGCCTATGTTATAGTCTGCTACAGTAGCTCCTGGTGTAGCGGGTTTGTTTATTCTCCAGTAGTAGGTACCATCAGCTAAACCCACAGTTTTTGCAGTACAAGTAAAACTTTGGTTTTCTGTAATAGTTAGTGGTGCTTCTATGGCTGGAGCAGTTATATCATTGCTAGGTCGAATTGTTAAAATTGGTGAAGTTATTGTTCTGCCTGATTGAGTTACTGTAATTCTAAAGGTTTTGAATGTTTCTCGTCTTCCGTCTACTACTGGTGTTATAGAAAAAGAGTAGTTACTTGTACCAGGTTGATTAACAATACCAGTAGTACCGCCTGTACTTAAAAAATCGTTTGTATCTGTAGTTATATGTTGAATTGACCAACTATACGCTGTACTACTTACAAAGTTTGATAAACGAAAAGTATATCTGGTACCTTCTGTAAGTACTTGGTCATTAGCCCAAGCAGCTCCTATGCCAGCCCATCGTAAAAGAGTTATAGCAGCATAAGTAATACTTGTTAAATATATTGGTAATGTTCCGTCAGTGCTTGTTGTAGTTCCACTAAGTGTTCCATCGGCAGCAAGTAGTGGACCAGTATCATCACCTAATCTACAACGTAGTTTAAATCTCTTTTTTGTATCAGAAACAGAATAAATTGTATTGCTTGTAGTATTCCAATAAGCTGCAAGACCTGTACCTAAACGATTAGCTGTAGAATCGTTGTTATAGATATACTCAAGAGTAATAACAGCAATATTGTACGCGCTTGAACCTGCAACTATTGTAGCAAAACCCTGAGTTTGTCTAAAATTAACGCTATTATCGTCTAAAGTTGAATTACCTGTTGATAGATACCAATAAAGAGTTGTTCCTACTGGATAATTAGTATATACTAAAACATCAGCATTGCCTGAATTGCGATTAACAGCAAGCTCATTGCCCGCTGTGCCGCCCCAACCAGAACTTCCGTAACCATAATCAAAAACAACTGCTGAACCTGAATTATCAGCATCAATGCGTATACTCCCTGAAGTAACAATAACTATATTTTGTGGATCAGTTTCTGTTACTACAAATACGTTAGCAGGTATAGTACCTGTTATATCATCTGGTATACCAGCCCCTGCTACACCTTCGCTAATAGGGTCTGTGCCCCATAAAGCATTTGTGTTCCAACCAAATCCTGTAGTTTGTGTGGTAGTGCTAGGAGTTATAACTATGCTATTGGAAGTTATAAAAATTTCAGTTGTAAGATTATCTGGAGTACCAAACTGTTTAAACAATGTAATAGTAAATGAATCTGATACTGATTCTACATAAGCATCATAAACATTTGTTGGCGTTATACTAAATGTGGCTGTGTTACTGTAAACTGTAAAAGTACCACTATCTGCCACAAAATTATTTGAGTTTGTTGAGTTTAGGGTCCAGTTTATAATTGTGCCATCTGGAACACCGTTAGTCGTAACAGTAACCGCAGAACTACTGCCTTCAATCATAGCTGCTGGTAAACTACTAAAAGAATATGTTTCGCTAGCCTGAGAACGTATAGTTATTGGAAAAGATGTAGCGTATACAGGATTGCCAGGATTAGCATCTGTAACAACAAATACATTTGTAGGTAAAATACCTGTTGTAGTATCTGGAACACCACTACCTAGTGTACCTTCTGTTAACGCGCCAGTACCCCATGAACTACTAGTATTCCAACCTAATGCAGTGGTGGCTATATTATTAACTGCATTAACAATAATTGCAGAAGATGTTTTTACTGTATTATACGTAGTACCATTAAATCTTTTTAATACAATATTGTAGGTTTCATTTACTTCTTGGTACGGATCATAAAAACTAGTAGGAGTTACAACAAATGATCCTGTATTAGTATTAATAGTAAAACTACCACTAATACTTAGGAATTCATTTTCAGCATTTTGTAATTCCCAATATACTAATGTGCCATTAGGTACATTAGTTGTACTAACTGTTACGGTATTTGAAATACCCTCAGTCATAGTATAGTTTATACTATTAAAAGTATATGTTTCAATTTTTTCAGTTGGTAAAGTAATTAATGGAGAAGTAACTATAACAGTGTTGGCAGGATCAATGTCTGTAACAACAAACACATTGGTCGGTATAGTTGTACTACCAGGAGCACCACTACCCACAGTACCTTCAACCAGTGTATCAGTACCCCACAAAGCATTAGTATTCCATCCTAAGGCTGTAGTAGCTGTATTATTAGGTGAATTAGTTAATGATATTCTTGTAGTAGAAGTTGCTACGGCATTGTAAGTAGTACCATTAAATCTTTTTAAAATAATATTGTATGTTTCAGTAAATTCAGTAAAGGCATCATAAAATTTAGTAGGCGTTACAATAAATGAACCAGTATTATTAGTTACAGTAAAACTGCCGCTTGTAACTAAAAACTCATTTCCAGCATTTTGCAATTCCCAATATACTATTGTCCCATTAGGTACATTAGTACTAGTAATGCTTACTGTGCTGGCAACACCTTCAGTCATACTGTACGTTAAACTACTAAATGTATATGTTTCAGTAAATTCAGTAGCTAGAGTAATAGGTTCTGAAGTAACATATACAGTATTATTTGGATTAACATCTGTTACAACGTATACATTAGGAGGTGTAGTACCACTGTAAATAGTGCCTTCTGTTAAATTAGTAGGCCCAAAGGTAGAATCTGTATTCCATCCAAGAGCTGTTGTAGCTGCTGCATTAGCAACATTAACTACAGTTATTGCCGAGGATGTTTTTACAGTATTATATGCGGTGCCATCAAATCTTTTTAATACAATATTATATGTTTCATTTGTTTCAGCAAATGCATCATAAAAACTAGTAGTAGTAATGCTGAATGATCCTGCATTATTAGTTACAGTAAAACTACCGCTTGTAACTAAAAACTCATTTGCAGCATTAGGAATTTCCCAATAAACTATTGTGCCATCTTTAACATTAGTAGTAGTAATACCAACGGTACTTGCTGCACCTTCATTCATTGTTAATGCTAGACTGCTAAAAGTATAAGACTCTGTATATTCATTAGCTAGAGTTATAGTAGAAGAGGTTGCTATAACTGAGTTATTCCCTTGTATTGCTGTAATTACAAATGCTCCTGGTGGAACACCTCCAGTATTGTTACTACCTTCAGTAATTGAATTAGGGCCCCAATTTGCGTTAGTAGTCCAGCCAAAGCCTATAATATCAGTACTACTGGTATTATTAACAACAATAGTTTGTGATAATACTATAGCTCCAGTTAATGGTGCATACGTTCTAATATTAATAGTGTAGTTTTCTGCGGTTTCTGGATATGGGTCAAAAAACTTAGTTGGAGTTATTTGAAAAGAACCAGCTCCAGTACTACCAATAATAAAACTACCGTCTGTATACTGAAAATCATTACCTGTACTTGGCGATATATCCCAGTATAGCATAGTACCATTTAATACGTTAGTAGTATTTATACTATAAATATTATCTACGCCTTCTGTAATAGTAGTAGGAGCATTGTTCCAATTATATGTTTTTGCTAGTTGACCTTCTATAGGAATAGGGCCCGTAGTAAAAATAGTAGTATCCGCTACACTAATTTGTCTAACTGCTGATACTCCGTAATACTCCGCACCAGTCATTGTAAAAAAGGGTAGGGGAACAATATTTTTAGCAGTACCTATTCTAAAAGTCCATTGGCGAACTCCACCATAATAGTCGCTTGTTAATAAAGTATTATATAAATATGCTTTACCTATAAAATGCAAGTTACGAGTATCACTAGATATTAAAACTTGATTATAATTATTAGTTGCTGAAAATCCATAGCTCATCGCATTAATACCCAAAAATAGGCGTTTTCAGAACCGCCGGAAATTGAAATGGTGCCTGTTATATTGCTTGAAGTTATAGTATGTGCTATAGCTTTTCGGTTAGTAGGCGGTGCATCTATTAGCATTTGTACAACTAAAATTTCTTTGTTTACAAGTAGCGGATATGTCCAGCTTCCACTACCACCACCAGCAACATAAACTTGATCAACTTGGTTCCATGTAACAGAATTTGAATCATAGGCAACAAGTCCATTAGACTTATACATTTTTAAACCAAAAGCCATTTTAATCCTTACATACTTAAATTACCTAATTGTACTCTGAGTATACTACCATCGTATATTTTAATAAAGTTCTCAGTCATTTGCATACGAGAACCAGTTGTACCACTTTGAATAGTTGTAGCACCTGTTGATTCTACAATAAATTTATTATTAATATTTAAAGCACCAGCACTAATACTACCTAAATTAGCACTAATAGCAGATAAACTACCTACTTTTAAATTTGAAAGATAGGGGCTATTCCAAGTAATTGCATTAGTGGCGGTGTTAAGTATACCATCGCATTGATACATGTACTGACCACCAGTTAAGATACTACTTGCCTGAAAACTCCAAGTAGCTAGTGTACCATCTAAATTAGTGACCGTGCTGGTTGGTATAGCATCGCCGCCGGCACCGCCGGCACCAGGTACAGCTGGAGTAGGGCTTCCTGGTACTATGGCACTAGTAGTAACTACGTAAACAGTACGTGCAGAATTGCCTTGCAATCCAATTGTACCATCATTACGATAACCAATTGTACCAACAATTGCAGTTGCCATATCTACTGTTGTACTAGTATCGCCTTCTAGGCCTTTTATAGTTAAACTTAATTGATATAAAGTATATCCTGTACCTGGAGCTGCTCCAATAGTTGTTGTCCAAGCAGCTGGTTTAGTTGGCCAACTATAACTACTAGTTGACCAAGTATATGTTATATTACCAGTATAAGTAGGAACTCCTGAGTTACCCCAAGCATAATAATTAACAATAGCTACAAGTGCATTTTTCCCTGCACTACCAGTAATGCCTGCTTTGCTTTTTGCAAAAGTTTGGGTGGCTGTTGCAGTAAATGTTTGACCGCCTAGGGTAGTTCCAGTAATATTAAAATTAATAAAAGCTGTATCAGCTAGGATATTTGCAGCAATGGCTGTGCGACCGTATATGCCTAAGTCAGTAACAGCTCCTGCTGTAATATTGGTAGCACTTGTTGTAACTTTCCAAGTACCATTACTAGTACCAACCGCATCATATGTTAGTGCAGTTGCACCTTCGTAAACATAAACATCTGTGGTAGTATTTGTATAAACGCCTGCATTACCTGATGAGTCTGTGGGAATAACCGTATTTGGGTTAGTTAGCGTAGCAGTAATAGTACTACCACCAATAAACACAACTGGAATTACCTGTGTGTCTAATAATATTTGAGTAGGTGATGCTACGCTGGCTTCATTATATAGTTTTACTGTGTATGATGTGTACGTATCTGTGTTATTAGGTGTAAAGCTTTTTGTTAAAGAATCAGCAGTACCTACTTCTGTGCCACCATTGCCAGTAATTGTTATATAACCGTAATTAGTAGTTGTACCACCATTTACTTTTTTACCAGTTACCGTAATACCACTATGTGTACCTGTAATTAAGGGGCTACTTGTAGATTTACTTATAACCGGAGTTGGAATATCTAAGTAATAAAATACCGCATTTGCGCCAACAACACCGTTTGTAACCTTTGTATAAGTAATTTCTCGAGTTATAGATGCCATAACTGCACCAGCTGCGTCATAAGGCGTAATCACAAACACAACTTTTGCAGAATCTGCTGTTAGTCCTGTAATACCGGCTAATGTATAAGTGGTCCCACCATTTACTGCAGTTTGCGTATCTAGTGTGCGATTTGAGGCATTGGTTCCACTAGTATCAACAGCAACCTGAAATGTGTTTGCTCCGCCTGTGGAACTATAGGTTAAGTTACTTGTACCACGAGTTACAGTAATTGTTGTATCTGTATTTGCAAAACTAACAGGAGTACCTGCTGCATTAGATCCAACTGTTGCAACAACTCGAGATAAGTTTGTTACAATAGGTTCTGAAGCTTCTAGGCTATACTGTACGTTATAGTAGCCATAAGCAGTTGTTAGTAAGTTTTCTGTTACTGTGCAACGGTAGTTTATTGCTGTGGAATTGCCAACAGCAGTTAAAAATGCTGTGTTTGAAATAGTTTGTGTGTTACCAGTGCCTAGCAATACCCATGTTGTGGGAGTAGCGCTTAGTGCATAATGCCAGGTATACACAGCAGCGGCTGTAAATATAACACTTGCAGTTGCTGTAAGCGTTATACCTGCTGTAGGTATAGTTAATGCTCCATTTTTAGGAGTTTTAAATAATGCACCATTATTTGAGGCTATAGTTACTGAAGTATCCATAGTCCTATACGCTACACTTTGTAACGCTTTATCTCTTTCATTAATAATTGCTGCCATTATACAATTACCTCTACATTTATTGTACCCGCGACCCAATTTGGACTAAGTGATATTACTTGGCCAGATTTACCATCAACTAATCCAAATCTATTATGTGTCAATGTAACTGCTTGCCCTAATTTTAAAGAAAATAAACTGGCTTTTGCTACAAAACTATATACTGTTCTTGGTACTTTAAAATAATTATTTATAGATAATGCTAATGCATCAGCATCTGTTTTTGCTAGCAAACATGTATCTTGTTGTACAGGAGTGCTTTCAAGCTTATAATTTGCTTGTATGGTAGAATCTAATATACTGCTAGTATACCACTCATCACCAAACATAGTAATGGCCATTGGCGGAACATTTCCAGCCAATGCTGTTTGAACGGTATAATTTTTGCAATAACCTATTTTTGTTGCTGCAACAACTTCTGTTCTTGCAGATATTTGTAGGCTATGAAATAGTATGTCTGTATCTGTGATTGTAATTACAGGATCGCTAGTAGGTGTTCCAAGTTGTAATATTTGCAATAAACCTTTGCGATTAAAAAATAACTGTGCAGCAGCACTGTCTAATATACTTTGACAAACATTTAAAACATTAGTTCTATCTGTTACTACAATACCAACAGGGGCTGTGTTATTAGTAGCAAAAGTATTTAAATTAACTAAATCTAAATCTGAAGCCGATAATCTTTTATTTACATCACCATATTGCGTAACAATTACTGCAATTATTTTTGCAATATTATTTGTATAAGTACCTTCTATTAATGCACCTGTAGTAAGATCTACAGTTCTTTGTAAACCTTGTACTGAAACAGTAACAGTTCCCAGTGGTTGCGATGTACAAGCAAATTTTCCATTAGTTAAATCAATAGTAGCACCATTAGGTCTTGAAATATTATTATTACCATATATGGCTGGATTAGTATACGCGGCTAAACCATTATAACGAATTTCAATAACAGACTCAGCTGTAGTTACTCGTACCTCTGCTAGTACAGGGCTAGTTATAGAGCCTGTAGCAGTAGTAAGTGTTATAACTACATTGTTAATATCTTTAATAGTAAAATCTTTGTTATTAGTTGCTATACTATCAATATAATATGTTGTTTTTGCTAGTATACCGCCTAATATATTTGTACCTGTAGCGGCCCCTGCTTTAGTAAATATAATTGGTTTATTTAAAACAAATCCAACAGTACTTGCACAAGTTATTAAATTGCCTGTTGCTGATGTAGCTGATACTAGTGTACCAACGCTGGTATCAGTAAACATATATTCCAATAATGACGGGTCTGTTAGTAGTGGCGACATATTATGTACTTCGCCAAATACTAATGGTCGAATACTATCTTGATTTGCTTGACCAGAACCCCAAATACCATAAGTGCCAAGAATATTCCCAGTTAGCGGAGTATTTAACCGCTGTAATTTATCACGAACTTTTATACTTAATGTTTCACGCGCACTAGAATCAACATCTGCTATTACACCATTAAATACTAATTCAAATACTGTATGTACGTCTGTTAAAGTACTGGTAAACCAACTAGGATCACCTAAATATACTTGAATATTTCGATTAACCCAAATAAATTGAGTACTATCTAACCAACTATCTAGTTCCCCATTAGGGTTAGCAATTTCAATATTGCCAAAACTCATGGACAAGCTACCATCAATGGATAGGCTTTCTGTTGTTTGTAGCGCACCTGTTAAATATGGTAAATAACTAACATCAGCACTATCAGTAGTATAGCCTATATTACTTAGATATAGTGTTACATCGGTTCCTGCAGTTCCGTATTTACCAAGTAAATCTTTTACTGTTACTTCTACCAGTATGCCGCGAATACTGGCAGGATCTTCAAGCCATGCTTGCGTTACATTGCTCATATATTCTCCTAATTCAATTTACCCTATTATACTCGTTTAGATAACTTTAGTCAAGTATATTTTTTATCTGGCACAAAAAAATGCCCTGGTATTATCCAGGGCACCTTTTTAAGCTACTTTAACTTTAGATCGCGTACTCCAATTTTGATTATTTAGAGCATCTTGATTTCCTGTTGTAATTGCTTCAGCATTTTTCATATTAGCGTCATATGTTGTTGTTATTAAATGTCCTGTTTGTTCTTTCTGATCTGCACGTAAGTCAGCTACTTCTTTTCTTAATGCTTTAATTTCTTCTACTAATTCCTTAGTATTAAATAAATCATTACTGGCCTTATTAGAATAAACTCGACCCGGTGTTTTAAAGTCCACAAGTTCGGGTCCATTTTCACCAACCATAGAAATACCTTGTGCCAATCCACCATCTGCATGTCCAGGTATCTGAAATGTAGATGCTACAGAACCTGAGGCAGCTGCACCAGTTTGTGCAATATTGGTAACACCCACTGCTGTTAAATACTCTGTTAGAATATCTGCAGTTGTTTGTGTTGCTGCTGCAATGGTATCTAGGAAACCTAGTTGCAGTTTAGCGTCAGAAAGTTGTGTACCCATTGCAGTTGTAGCATCAGTTACCGCTGTTGTAACGTCGGTTAAATCCTGTTGATACTGTGCAGTACCTGCATTCATTTCTTTAGAATTAGCTAAGAAACTATCGGATACACTATTTAATTTAGCAACTGCATCATCTCTAGCAGCAATATCTGTTGCAGTACTTGCTGTAGTAATTTTAACAGCAGCAGCTTGCGCAGTTGCTTTAAATATTGCAGCAGCATCCGCATATTTCTGTGCTGGAGTAAGCGTTGAAGCAGCTCCTGCAAGAAGTGCAGTTTTGTAGTTATTTAACGAAACAATTGCAGCATTAACAGATTTATTAGAAGAATCATAAGCTGACTTAAGTCTATCACGAATTGCAATTTCATCAGTTAGTGCATTAATATAAATTTGACGGGGTCTTAGCGAAGCATCCATTGCTGCTAGTTCTTTATTTCTGGCAATAGACAATGCTATTGCTTTTTGACCGATTAAATCATAAATTTTTGCTTCTAGGTCTAATTCTTTATTTGCAAGTTCAGCCATAGCTTTAGTAACAATATCAAACCCTGGAGCTAACTCCATTAAACTTTGATACATTTCACGACCGCCAACTGTACTAAGATTTTGAGATATTACTAGTTGCTTAAAATCATCACGAGTAATACCAATATTAATACCAAGTTTTGTTAATTGATCATTTACTGATTTTTGTACTGGAGCCAGCTTTTCAGCAGCAGTTAAAAAGTTATCTCGGAAAAACGCTGTTTCAGTTTGAAAAGCCTCTAGTCCACCAGCAATTTTAATCATATCTTCCGATATATCAAATTTACCTACAATAGAAAATGCATGTCCAATTGATAATAGCGATTGATTTACTTTGTCATTGCCATCTACTACACGTAGCACAGTACCTAAGTAGTCTTCGCCAAATTGACGATATTTTTCAAATCCAGTAAAGATTTTTTGAGCCGCATTGCTGATTCTTTCACCTATAACTGCATTTAACTCATCAACAAGTTCTTGACCCGTTTTATTCATTAAATCAATAGGCATACTAACATCAAAGGTTTCTAAAACTTTATTAATGCTAGCAGCACTAACATTAGTTTTTTGGCCTAGTATTGCAAACATTTTGTTAGCTTGTCCAAATATATCAGATATTGCACGACTTGTGTTACTACCTAAATCTTGTACTTGGTGTGCAAGTGAACTAGAATCTGAATCTTGTCCAAACCAACCTCCATCAGTATGTGATGTGGTTAATACATCTTTAAACTGTTTAATACTACCAGAAACATCATTCATTACTTCTTTAAACGTACCCTTAAGTTCAATACCCGCAGAAGTAATTTTAGTACTAGTAGAAGTCCCGCCGCCAAAAATACTATCAAGAATTTTACCTACTACAGGCACAGACCCAAAACTACCAAGAGTTTTTGAGTCTTTTTCGGCAGTACCAAAACCTTGACCACTTCTGATACCTGGTGCAGCATAAATAGATTTAGCAGCACCACTTACAGAATCAGCTACACGTCTCATAGCTTTTAACAATTCATTATCGTAGTTTAAACCTTCAATGGAATTTTTAGCCAGTATGTCTAGTGAGTTAACAATAGTAGTTGTTTTAGCTGCGTCATCTCCAAATACGCCCCCAGTACCTTGCTTTTTCTGACGTTCTTCCGAAGTTTTGCCAGTCATGTCAACCATAGAGCCAGTACTAGAAGATCCTGAAGCAGCAACACCTACAGCAGCAAGTGCAGCAGTTGCAGCTGCGGGTCCCCACGGCCCCATATACTTCATAAACTCAGTATAAATAGCAGGTATATCAATACCTATTTTTGTTAATGCATTACTTGCATCTTCTGCTAGTTGCTTAGCTTGTATTCCAGCACTTACTAAAGCAGCAGCTTTTTCAATGCCTTCCATTACTTTATAACCCATTGTTTTTTGGTCAAAAAACTTTTTACTAGCTCCAGCTATTTTTCCAATATTGCTAATTTGGTCAGTGGTGTTCTTTTTCTCTAAATCTCCAAGTTTTCTCTCAATAAGTACTCTTTCATCCTCATTTACAGAACTAGAAATTTGCTTTTGTAATTTTTCCTTTTCCTTGATATAGCTTATTTCATCATTAGCCATTTTAACAAGTGCTTCTGTAGCAGAACCAATTGCAGCACCTAAATCTCCAAATGCAATAGTCATATTTTCTGTATAACTTGATGCAGTTGCAGTAAGTCTAGCTTGTTCTTCTAACTGAAGATTATTTATAGCTACTTGTATTGCTGTATTTCTATCATTATCAATTATTTGTTTTTGATAACCTAGTTGTTTGTCATAAAAAGCTAATTTATTTTGATAAGATATTAAATCTAAGTCTTCTTGGGCTGTTCTACCCTCATAACCTTTTTTATCTAATTCATTAATTTTTTCTTGTACACCTAGTGTATCTCTTGCGTGTTGTTCATCTGCTGCTTGTTTGGCCATACCACTACGGTCAATAGCAGCTGTTCCAGCAGAAATAGTACCAAGAGTTTCTTGATTAGCTAAAGATCCAGCACGTACAGCACGTTGTCCTTGTGCTAAAGTTTGAGTTTGTGTTAACTCTGCCATTGCTTTATTATATCTGCTTGTAGCATTTATATTAGCTTCGGTTGCAACTTTTACATCAAATAGGTTATCTATTTCTGTTTTTAATGCAGTTCCAATAGCCTTTTTTCTAGCTAAAAGCTCTGCGTCAGCTGGTTTAGATTCTAGGGCTATATTAACGCCAGCGAGCTGTTCTTCATATTTTTTATTTGTAGCAGCAAGCGCACTAGTGTAAGAATTTTGTTCTTTTTCTAGATCTACTATTCTTTGACGTGCAATAATTTCATCATCTAAAAAGGCTTTGGTGTTAGACATGGTTGATAAATTAATTTGAGCGATATTAGTTTGTGTTTCTGCGGATTGTCTAATTAGTGCTGCTTTTTCTTCTTTTTCATTAATTAATGCAATTGCTTTAGCATAAGCTGCCATACTACTAATTTGTTTGTCTCTGGCATTATGTAAGGCTTCTAAAGTTGGTATTAGCTTTTTATAGTGTGCAGTTTCTGCGGTTAATTGCGCATCTAAAGCTTGGTAGTCTTTAGTGTCTGTACCAAACTGCGACATTTTTTGTTTAAGATCAAACTCTTTATTAGCATTAGCCGCTTTTTCATTAGCTAGTTTATTAGCATAATCAGCATCTTCTTTATCAAAATCAATTTGACGTTGTTGATCTACTAACAAAGACTCTTGAAGAGCTTTCATACCAGTTAAAGTGCCCAATTTAATACTAGCTAAATTAATACTATTTTGCTTATCTTCATTAGCCCAATCATTTTTCTGTTTTTCTATACTTTGTTCGTAATCCCAATTCTTTTTAGCATCTGCAAGTTTTTGATCTGCGGTTTTTCTAGCTGCTACTGAATTTTCTGCTGTATCTTTTCTAGTTTGAGCAGTTATAGCAGCATTGGCTTGATCTACTGCTGCAGATTGTGCAGCTATTGTTTTAGGTTTATAAACTGCCTTATTTGCATTCATTTTAGCTAAAGCAGCTTCTTCTGCACGTAATTTACCTGTCAGACCTAACATAGTTAACTGTTGTTGAGCTTGACGAACAATACTTTCTTCGTTTTCTCTATTTTGTTGTGTAATGTCGGTTACAATAGGCGAATATTTTTCTAGACTACTTAATATTGATAATCTAGCATTAGCTTCTGCAAGAGTAGCTTCTAGTCCTACACGTTGTGCTTCTGCAGTAGCTATGGCTAAATCTTTTTGTGTTTGAAGTTGATTACCTAATTTAGTATTACCTAAAATAGCTATTTCTAAATTTCCGGCTTCAGTTGCATTTCTTTCTGTAAGAGCTCTAGCATATACCCCTTTTGCAACAGGATCACCTTGTGCTAAAGCCGTTGCGGGTTTACCAAGTAATTGAGTTTTACTACCACTTACTTGCACTCTTAATTGCTCGGTAGTCATTTTATCTGATTCATTTAATAATTTAAGCTGAAGACTACGTAAATCTAATTTTGCTTGTTCTGCAGCTTTATTACCAGTAAATCCAGGCGCACTAATTTCTTTAGCTTTTTCTTGAATAGCAACTTCTTCAGTAATACGAGCTAAATTATTAGTAGCAATTATTAATTGTTTATTTGCTTCGATTCCTTTTATTTGTATGCCAATTGAGGCTTCTTGTAGTCTAGCGCTTTGTTTTATACCTTCAACGGTAGTATTACCAGATAATGCTTTTAATTGTACTTCAATACCGGATTTTTGAAAGCCTAGCCCAATAGAATTTTCAAACTGCTTTGCACCATTAACAAATACTTCGGTTTGTGCTTTTAAATATAAATCATCATTTTGCATGCTGTCTTTTAAAAGCTGAATTTGTTTTTCAGTATTTTTTACTTGTTGTGCTGTGCTTTCTGCTAGTGATTTTGCTGTTGTTAATCCTTGATTATCTCCAGCTGTATTTGTTGGAAAAATACTACCACCAACTTTATTTTGTATATAAGGATTATATCTTGATCCATCATTTCTAGATACGCCAACAGCTTGACTTGGTTTGAAGTTACCTAGTGCATCAGCAGCTTCTTTAGCTGCTTTCTTTTGAGTTTCTAGTTTTGTTTTTAAAGTTTCGACTTCTTTTCCAGCTTTTTCAATTGTATAACCCCATTCTAAAAGACCACGTTGCGTTTCTGGGCTAACCATTCGCAATTTTTGATAGTCTCTAGTTAATGAGGTTAATTCAGCTAATTTTTCACCACTATCACCAAAAGCTTTTTGCATTTTCATGCCAACATCCATTGATTCTTCGCCAAGCTTTCCTAGTGGATCTTTTACTGAAAGACTAGATACAATTGAATCCCATGATTTTGCTGCGGCATCCCAAGCTGTTTTTAAACTTTCACCAGCTGTAGATGCGGTTCTTACACTTTTGCTAGTATCTTCAATAACACCTACAATGGCTGGTTTATTATTAATAAGTTTGTCGCCAACAGAACCTAGTCGATCTTGAAGCTCAGTAATATCGCTATAAGTTACCCCCAATATTCTAGCAATAGATGCTTTAAATTCAGTTTCTGCAGGACCGCCTTCAATAAGTTTTGCAGTATCTACAATACTTTGTGATATAGCAGTAGATAAGTTATTTGCTAAAGCGCTTTGATCTACTAAGTTAGTATTTTTTCCGTTGAATGAAAATGCATTTTTTATTCCATTCCATATTCTTGCGTCTCCTAGTTTATCCCAAAAACCCATTTTTGCTTGTGTAGCATCAGCATCTTTGCTTACTTTTACTAAGGCGTCACTAACCCCGCCAAGGGCGTTGGCTTTTGCCGATAGACTTTCGCGACCTAATTGTTGAAGAAATGGTTTTGCATTAATTGCATCTATTGTTTTATCTACTGTTTTACTAGCATCATTTAACAGGTCTAATGAACCTGCTAATTTTTCTGCTTCTTTTCCAGCTGTTTTATTATAATCTATAAAAAAACTAATACCAGCAAGAACAGCAGTTATAATAATTAACCAACCTGAAAAAGCTTCAATTATGGTACTTATTGCAGAACCTAAAATCATTAAACCACCAGTTAAACGCATAAAGCCATTTTGTAACATACCGGTTTTAGGAGCTAGTGCTTCAACACCATCACCTAATTTTAATAATTGACCTGTAGTTTTAGATACATTAATTTCTTCATTTAAACGTTTCCAAGCTGCAACTAATCCATATCTTGACTGTGTTTGTGCAACATCTGATTTAATATTGGAAGCAGCAGCTTCTGCATACGCTTTATTAATAATTTTTTGGTTAAGTGTTTCATGCCCAAAAAAGCTATTTGAACGAGCCTCATTACGCGCTAAAACAGCAGCATGTATTTTTTCACCTTCAAGCATTAATTGAGCTTGTTCAGCTGCACTTTTTGTTGCATATTTACTTCTGTCTAAGAATGCTTGTTTTGATCGGTCTGCTTGTGCTGCATCATATTGACCAGTATCAGTTAAAACATCACTTTTATTTGCTGCTTTTTCAAGATTTATTCTTTTAATATCTTCAAGACCTTTTTTATATTGTCCAAGCGCAGGAATAGCTTGTTTTAATAATAAACCAGCTACTGTTCCAACAGCTAATGTTAAACCCACGGGGCTTTCAGATAAAAGTTTTGCAACAGGTAAAAGTACCATATTAATTACATTTAAACCTTCAGTAGCAAGATTACTTAAACTAGCACTTAGTTTAGTATATGCATTAGCTTGAATATTAATATTATTAAATTTAGCTTCACCTTCGGTAAGTACTGCATTAGCAAATGCTTGACGCTTTTCAAAATCGCTAAGTGCTTCAACACTTTTACCTAATTCACGAGCATATTTTTGTTGAGAAGGAATAACTCTGGCCATAATACCAAGTTCATCTAATAACTCTGGTTGAACTTTTACAATACCTTTTGTTAAACGATCTAATGAGTCGCCCATATCACGACCAAGCGCAAGTGAAGCTTTTTTGGCAACTTCAGTCATGCGTAAAATAGCATCACTAGTCATACCACCACTAGTTGCTAGTGCCGTAGACGTCATTGCTTGACGTAAGGAAATTGCACCATCTGAGGCACGTGCCATTTGTTTAGCAAGCGCGCCTAGTGAACGACCACTTGCAGCACCTAATTGCTCTAGTCCTTGAATAATGTTAGCAGTATCTGCTGCTTTACTTAATGCACCATAAGCTGCTGATACGGCATATAAATTAGCTGCAAAAGTAGCATACACGTGTACAAGTCCGCCTAAGCCCTGTGCTTGTGCAGCAAAGTCTCGCCCGCTTGCACCTGTTGCACCAGCAACACCACGAGATAAATTAGTGTCACTTGCAGTTCCTGTAGGACTTGCAGCAGCTGCACGTGCTGCTACACCTTGCCTAGCCGCACCGGTAGCAAGGGGCACACGTATTTGTCCAGCCACAGAGGCTGCATCTTGTAGTGCTTGTTTTAATTTTCTAGCTTCAGCCGTGGCTTGTGCAGTTGTGCCGTTATCACTTACATTAACTGCAATATTAATACTATCTGCCATATGTTCTCCTGCTTAGCGTGCAAAATTTTCAAACGCTATTATTAGTAACCCCCATTATAACACTTATGGGCTTTATTGTCAATAGTTAAATTTTTTTTGTCCATAAAAAAACCCCGATAGCGCTAACTATCGGGGTTCTTCATTTTGTTTTAGGTTTTGCATTAACAATGGCTTGTGACCTATGCCTATCAATTATACCTATTAACTCATACTGAGTTCTTCTATCTTCGACCGGTACATCTAGTAATTCCAATATATCTAGCAATCCTGTATAGTTTTTACCTATATAGTTTCCGCCCATGTAGTCCCATTCATCTCGAAGCTTTTGGTATATTCCAAGGGCTTCTTGAACATCCAGTAAAAAGTCTTCAAACTCTACTGGAATTTCTTCATCAATGGGTTCTGTTCCCAGAGTTTCGCACATTTCAAAATATGCGTCACGGGTCATTCCTACAGTGTTATTATTAAAATAACTTTCTAATTGGCGATTTAACTCTCTGTACTGGTCTTCGTGAAATTTGATAACTCAGTTACCGTCTCTGAAATAAAAGCATCAAAGTTTCCTGACGATTGCATTAAGAATAGTGCATTGTCTTGGTCGTATGGTAATTCAGTATCAGAATCTTGTCCTGATAAATCTACTGGAGCTAGCTGTTCTAGATAAGAAAGCTTTAAGCCTGACCATCCTTTAATACACGCATTAACGTATAATTGTAAGAACAACTTATCGTCTAGTTCCTCTACAGGTTGACGATTTTTAAAAGTTGTTTTTGTAGCTTTCTTGCGAATACCAACTAGTGTTTCGCGAGATAGGAATACTACGTTAATTTTGAAGCCGTTTAAACCTGGGTAGTCTACTTCAACCGTTTTTGACGGTACTAGTAAAGACTTTAGGCTAAGTGCCGCATTTGTTGTTGCCATGGAAAAATTATCCTTTTATTATTGTAAGACTAGAAAAAGAGGTAGGGGAGATCAACCCCCTACCAAAAAACGATTAAGCTGCGTAGTAACGAACTGTGATATCGTTGGTTTTATCAAGTGCAAATACATTTGCATTTGCGGTTGCACTTGGTGTAGAACCTTCAGCTGTGAAGTTAATAGCTGTTGAAACAACTGCTTGAACATCAACTGTTGGCACGGTAAACGTAACCGACGGCATATCTAAGACAACGCGATTTGAGTTACTAGATCCGCCAACTGAAAGTACTAAAGATGCCATAGGTTCCACAGAACTTGAACTAGCTGCCAACATATCTGCAAGCAATTGACCTGTACTACCAACACCACTACCTGTTTTTAAGTAGGCATTAATTGTACCAGTAATAGCACGTGTACCTGTGTAGTAAACAGCTGGTACGTTAACAACACCAAGGTTAGCTGGAGTAATATAGCTAATATTGTTATTGATAGTGATTGAACCGCCAGTTAGTGCCATTGTGTACGTAGCAGCTGCTTGGCCGCCAAGAGCATTAAGAGTTTTAAAATCAACAGTACTTAGTTTATTAGTAATAAATGGTGCTGAAGTATTTTTAGCTGTAAATGTAGTACCAGGGGTAGCAGTAATTGTTGCTAATGCAACGGCAGATTGTGTTAATGCGGTTGCTTGACCTGTCCATGCTAGTGTAGCAATAGCATCTAATCCAAAATCAATAGTAACTTGATTCATGGCGCAATTGTCAACTTGGTAAACAACATTGTCAACAGCAAAAAACATAGCAAATTTAAGCAATTGATTTAAGTTAGAACCAGCTGCTGTAGCCACTGATTGAGTAGCGGCAACAGGTGCCCATGCTCCACGATAAATCTTTGGCGTAGCATTTGTGAAACTAGTAGTTGCTGTTACGGTAGGATTAACATACTCAAATACTAATTCTGTTAAACCAGTTGTAGGAACTGCACCACTAGTAACAGAACTGCCGCCAACTTTATAACTTACAATTTTTGCAGGTGCATTAAATGAAGTTAATGCTCCACCTGTTGCTGCAGTAAATCCACCAAGGGTAACAATGTCACCAACTGTAGCACCAGTTCCAAGAGTTCCAGTAGTTAGTGTAATTGTTAGAGTACCAGTACCTGCACTAAATGCATAAGCATAAGTAGCTGTACCACCAAGAGTTAGTGTACTAGCAGTAGCATTGTAGTCTACGGCACCAAACATTGCGTTCCATAATACTGATTCTTCAGCAGTAATTGCTGTAGATGCATTATAAGGACGTACATAAGTTGAGAATGAAAAATCAACAGGTGCTAAGCTTGTGTTAAATGAACGTTGTCCACGAACAGGAGCCACACCGGCCTCAGAAATCGTGATAACATCAGCATTTGTGTTTTGTGAGAAGGTAAATCCGTCAAGAACTTGAAGTTCCTGAGTATTTAGATTAGTAAAACCGGTAGTAAGAGCTACTCCGGTTGATGCGTTAACGTTTGTAGTAAAGAATACTCTACTATTACGTACTAAATTTAATGCCATTTTGTTTCCTTTTTTGTTTAGTATCTTGGTACTAGACTAGACGTTTATCTGTGGTCGTACCCTTAATACGGGTTACATCAGCTGATATCTGACCTGCAGGTTTAATTCACCGACAGCATAAGGGGCTAGAAGCCCTTCATCAGTTGTTATTGAAACTACTAAAATTTCAGTGGTTTCGTGGTTGTTTTCAGTGTCATATACCAACACTCGGTTATGGTTGACAACTGTTTCTATATCTTCTAGTAATAGTTCTAATTCTTGTTGGGCGTTTTCGCCCCTACAATACATTTTAAAGCTAATACCTAAGTATGCCCATGTAAAGTTACCTGGTAAATATTCTCGGGTTTCTGAACCTGCAGAGCCATATATGCAAGGAAAGTCATTGACTTCATCCCAAAATCTTATAATTGGATATGCATTATTAAAAATATTAACATTATAAGGAGATTCCCCATTTATAAGCTTAAACTTTTCTGTTAAAGCTTTTAATATTGAAGTGCGTTTACTCATGTTGATACTGCCCTTAATTTATTCGCCACCTTTGTTGCTGCAATTTCACGTATTGAAGCGGCAATTAACAATTTAGGGTCTCGTGTTTTTGGACTACCTTGACGATATCCTGGTTCAAATGTTTGATAAGGGTTTTTCATGTATTCATAAAAAGCCGTTATCATACCTTCTCTGCTTTTGCTTAGTTTAGTTACAGAAGCTGACGCTGCGAAGCGTCCGGTTCTGTAGTTTAGGACATTTCTAGATGTTCCTTCTCCCATATTAGCAGAAATTGCACTTTGCAAATGGGTATTAATAAGTGTTTGTAGGTCTAGTAAAGAGTCGGTTTTAGGTGTTACTTTACGTTTTTTAGTAGTAGGTTTATTTGAGCTATCAGAATTACTAATTTTTTTAATAGCTTTTTGTACATCTTTTTGTATACTACTAAATCCGGAAGATTTACCTTTTTGTTTTGCATTTGCAGTTGATAAAAACTTCGTGTCTTTTTCACCTTTTAATGCTGCCATAACTTGTAGAATTATAGATTCTTGTAATGTAGGTGAAAATCTAAGTGCAGATACTAAATAATCTAATCCTTTACCAGATACAATTCTTTTTAAGAAATTTTCTTTTAATTTCTCTCTAGTAGTATTGAATACATTTTGAACTATTTTATTCATTGCAGCATTTTCTGCAGTTCTTAAAGTACCCTGATTAAATGTTGATTCCTGAGAAACTACAAATGAGAAATTTAAAGACAATAAATTTTTAAATGTTGAAGATTCTTTTTTTACAGATAATGCACAATCAATATGTGTCGAATCTAATATAAATGTATCCATCGTAATATTAGCTTTGGCCTGTTGGCTTGCATAAGCTAATGTCATTTGTGTTAGTGGTGTATTTATACCTATTATTTCTGTTACGCCAGATTCTTTAGATATTACAGCAACGTGGCCTGCATCAGTAAATCTACCAACTGTTATTTTATTAGTTGTATTTAGTCCGTGACTATTTAACCATTTTATAACAATAGGAGTTGCTATTTCATTAATTTTTTTAGTTAATGCAGCAAATGTATTTCCTACTATAAGTATTTCATTAGTTTCATCATACGATGATAAAATCTCAGATGCATCAGTAAATACGGCTGGAGTATTAGCATTTAAATAACTTCTTAAACCTGTTCCAGCATCTATAATTTGTGTACGTAAAATTTCAGTTATTTTATTCGTATCTTTTGAATCACCTATAGATAAAGTTACTGCATAGGCATTAGATGCATTTATTAATGCCGTATTAATTTTTTCCACATTACTACTTAAACTTTTAGTAGTTATATTTTTTTTAATAGTTGCACGTATACCTGTAAGGACTTTTTGAGCTATTATATTTATTTCAGAAGTTAATTCTTCTTGTATAGTAAATAAAGCCTCATAAAAAGCATCGTCAGTTGGATATAATCTGCCTTCTATTGGATCATCTATTGAACTTATAAAAGTAACTAATTCAACTTCTTCCATTTGAGCCAGAGCAATAATAAGATTATTTACAATATCTTTAGTTTTTACTAAATATATAACTGGTAAAGTATCTTCAATTACAGAACGAAATTCTACTTGTGCTCTATCTAATAGTTTTGTTCTAGTTTCCGGTAATGAGCCCCGTGACACTGCTAGATTAGAACCTAACATAAAGTCTAGTAATTGTGATACATCCATAATTAATTATAACTTGAAGTATATAAATCTAAAACACGCTTAATATGTGCGGGAAAATTAGTATTGCTAACATACTCAATCTGCATAGTATTTGGACTTATAGTTTTAGTAGAATGTATAGCTGAGTCATTTCTCATATAATATTGAATAATATCAAAAGTAGCTAATTTTAAATCTTCTGGTAATGTTTCATATCCAGCATTATACGTAACTCTGTAACCATTAATTGTATATGGAAATATTGGGTTTGCAACAGTTCCATAAGGCATATAACCATAATTAGTATTTCCATAGGGTGATCCACTATATACTTCCAATGGGCGAGTACTCATTAAAAGAGGTCTAAGATTATTCTGATTTCTGGCCCATGCATAGTGCGTAAATTCTTCTAGTGTAGTATAAGTTTTTCCATAATCTGTTGAATACTCTAAACTAATAATACTAATTACAGGGGTTTCTGCTAATTCAATAGTATTTGTTCCACCATCGCTATACTCTACTTTAAAATCATCTATGTAATCTACAAAACTTCTACGGCAAATAGATTTAACTAATTCGCTAATTTTTGGTATTAAAATATCAAGAGCATTATCACTAGTAGTACTAGAGATGCCTTGATAGGTCTTATATTCTGCTTTAGTAACTAATGATAGTCCCATATTTATTTCCTTTATCTTTTACATACCTTGCTCGCAAGGTATGTAAAAGACGGGACCGAAGTCCCATCTTTAAACCTAAAATTAGGTTGTGAAACGTAGGCAAGCTACACCAGAACCAAGATTTGTACTCAATTGAGCAAAACCGGTACGTAGGGAAGCAACCATAACGCGACGTTGTGTTTCCACTAACTCTTGGGTATCCATACGTAGACCACGTTGGTTACCAACCACAAAGTTACCTGTATAAATAGCCATAGCACCAACGTTAGCAATAGAAGAAGTGCTTGCATTGGTTGTGCTAGCTGGTAGTTCGCCAGATACTAACACAGGGCTATTACCGATTTGACCGATTTGACCAGTAAGCAATGTAGCTTGTGGACCAACTTGGTTCATTGTTTGGAATGTGCTATCATCCAACAGATTGTAATATACGTCAGAATTAACAATATATGTTACATCAGCAGGATCAAGACCCAATGAACCTAAATTAGCACGTAAGCCACGTAGTTTAGCAACAGTAACTGCTGTAGCAACTGCATTAGCTAAAGCTGCTGAACTACTAGTAGAATATGCTGCAAGACCCTTGATAGGATCTGAAGCAGAATTTTGACCTAGTAAATACGCACGATCAAGTGCACGAGCAATACGACGAACCATTGCATCACGAATGATAGGTAGAAGAACCAATAGGCTATCTTCTTCTTCTTCGTAGTTCATATACTCTTTTGTAGCTACTTTGTATGAACTTAGAGTAATTTCTTTTAATGCATGTGGTGAGCCTTGACCTGGAGTTGCACCGCTTGTAGATGTTGTACCACCAGCACTAGCAGAAGCACCAAAATCGCTACCATCTTGAGCAGCCCAGCTTGCTAGACCTGCTTCAGGATTCAACGGAATTTTCATCACGTTGGTTTGCATTGCAATTGTACGGAACAATGGAGCAACAATCAATTTACGACGAATTTCTTGTTCCATGTTCAAGGAAACTTCAAGTTCCCATGTAGCACTTGGAAGATGTTGACCATATTTTTGAATAAGTTCTTTACCGAACTTAGTATCGCCAATAGATTTACGCATTACAGTAGCAAGAATAACTGCTTTTTCTTTTTCTGCATAAGGAACTTCTTCAGATTTGTTATCAGCAAAAGTCATTTTTGACTTTTGGATAGCTTCGATTTCTTTTGCCTTGTCAGCTAAAGCGGCTTGTAGGCCTTCTAAAACTGATTTTGTTGAATCTGCTTGTTCAGCAAAACGCTTTTCAACTTCAGCAAGTAGTTTTTCTGCACCAGTTTCGGTAGGAGTAACTGCTGCTACTGCTGCCTTGATGCGGGCTTGCACTTCAGCTTCTTGAGCATCGGCAAGGGCTTTAGCAGTAGCTTGATCAGCTAATGCTTTAGCGGTAGCTTCTGCTACCATTTGTTTAATTTCGTCTTGTGTCATTTCGACTTCCTTCTGTGATTTGCTATTTGCGTCCGTAGAGGATTCTAGCCCTTTAGCTGACTCGCTTTTGGGTGCAAATTGCTGTTTAAAATTGTTGTACTCATCAGCATCTGAAAATGCTTTAGACAAACTAAAAAGAGTATTTTGATTGCAGGGGATTGAAACTACTGATATTTCTATCAATTCTAAATCTTTAACAACAAATAACTCTGTTGCAGCATTATATTCAGCATCATTAATCCTGAATCCAACACTAAATGCAGTTACTACTTCATCTTTTACCAAATTAAAAACCTCTGCCGCAGCCGAGATTCGTGCTTTAATCCATAGACCTTTAGAATCAATTTTATATTCTACTATACGGCCGATTGGGTCATCATAATCGTGCTGGGCTAAAATAATTGGGTTCTTTAAGTAGTTT